GCATGAACTACGCTGGTAGGGTCCTCTATTTTTATAGAGGATCCCGTTATACTGATGTCGTCCTACGGGATGACACTGTTGTGTGACACCAGTTGTTCCCTCTCGGGTTATTCTAGTTAAGATTCTCCCCTGAGGTTTCGTCCTGGAGCACTAATATCTCAGTGCTTCAGTCCGAGTATTCGGAAACCTACATCGAAAGATGGTAGGCCCTGCGTATATTTATCAATATACGAAGACTCTCCGAAATCCCAGGTCTCTGAGTCTGGATCTTCCGGATCCCAGTGACCTGTATCATAGCTGGTAATTTGATTAATATCAAAAAACCACTGTGGAGCGATATCTGAGATTGCTTTTGCAATCTCAGTATTCGTTAAACGGACGCCTCCTGCCCAATCGAGCAAGCCGTCGTCTTCACATTGGGTCCACACACGGTTAAGTGTGTGGACAAATGGCCGGGTATTGAAGACCTTTAGGTCCTTTTTACCCAGTATCAACTCTTGGAAGAGACTTCCACGGGTTGCACGCTTTGCAAACTCCTCTATCGAGAGTATGCCTGCGTCCGCCGCAAGAGCTATTGTCTCTTTGGCGTTTTCCGAGGGGAACTGTTTTTTCAGTTCCCACCAGGAAATTGCATTGATCATGTTTGGGTAATCACTCAACTGACCAATGATCCTCTCCTGGAGTTCAAGAATTTCTTCAACTCCTCGTGAAGAGGTATTCGTGTTTAACTGTCTCATTATTTTGAGATGGTCGCGCACGTATAACCCACTATGAGCCTTGTGTACAAGTGCTCTAAAGGGTTCAGGACTTTGGTAGAGAAAGTGTTCTAACTCTGACTTTAGTCCTAATCCATAGCCCCCGAGTACGGGTGGTAAATGGATTGCGGCGTATGCACGGGGGTTTATCGACCTCCTTGGTAGAAGACTACCCATACGCTCTACAAAGAGTGCCCTTATCGAGGCAATCTTTGTTTCTGTGTAGAATCTCCCATCACGTGGGAGCCATTCCAAACAGCCACCAAGTTGTGTCGATTTACCAATCGCCACATTCTTGTTATCCTTCTTGAGGAGGGTAGATTGCCCTCTCTCAAGTAGTCTCACCTTGACCGAATCCACAATAGTGGAGCGACTATAGTCTTCCGGATCAAAAGGTTTTCCATACACTAAATTGGTGATATTAATCACCCTTTCAGTGTATTTAACACATATTCTCGAGTAACCATGTTGCCCTGGAGATATGTGTGAACCGGCATTCAGGTGTTCCTGAGTGATGGTTTCCAAATAGGCTAACGGCCCCCTTGCTAGGTGGTCGTCGCCTCCAATGTGAATATACCGCCAGTCCCTGTAGGGACTAGGAGTGTATTCCGTTAACATTTCCAAACTACGATTGTATTTCAGAAATGCAAGCTCCTCAATCGACAGATTGAGAAGAGTTAATGATGGCTTGGCTATTGCCTCACCCATCATAATTCCCACCTTGGTTAGTACCGAGAAGGAATCCGAGAATTCTACAAGTCTAGGTCCTATAGTACCTAGCACGAGTTCTACATACTCTTGGCGGAACGATAGTCCGTACCCGGAGATGAAACCGCGGAGCATAGCAATAGTTATGTTCCACTGTTGTGCATTCGTAGCGTCCTTTAGGTCACTACTTAGAATGTACTCGTCTGAATGAAGCGATAGCCTCTTCATCCGAGTTAACCCCTTGACAGCCTCATAGGCTTGGTCTTGCCGGTGAAAACTGGAAAAGACCGAGGGGTGGTACTTTAGTGCGTCCACTAGGACATGCGCTAAAGGAGCTTGTAACACATTAAGCCAATAGGCTGACAATGTTACAAATCGAGCCTTGTTACCCATTTCTGGGACAACTTCAGCTCTAAGTACGGGTATTGGATCGTGTTCTTTCCAAGCCACGTACATTAACTGCTTTCCGGTGACTTTATCAAGTCCCCGGAAGCGGCCATGCTGCTCTTTTATCAAAAAGTAGCATTGTAGGAATTCGTCCTCTGTTTCCAGGGGCGACTCTCTAAAGATGGTTTTCCATAAAGGTATTCCTTTATGGTGCCGTACTAGACCGAAAGGAGTATCCTCCTCTCGGTCTTCCGTAGGAACTATGGTGAGTATTCTCACCATAGCTTCCTTTACTGCAGCCGCCTGGGCGCCAGAAGCGACCGGATGGCTGTATTCACCTGATGACGTCACAGATATGTGAGCTGTCCCATCAGGGATGGACCGTTTGCGGATCTGTTTACAGATCCCACCGATCCTACGTGCGGCTAATGCCAGTTCGACTGTTGTCTTACTGGATGGCCGAAAATCACTGGTAAGAACCTCTTGGAACTTTTTCAGTGACTTTTTCTCCGTGGCAGATCCCATATATGGCATCTGTCTTGAGGAGACTAGATGAGCTACATGTTGCATTAGCAACATGTCCTTATCACCAGAGTAGACTCTAGATATAAAGTCTATTTTGTCTAACCGCCGGAAAATATTGTTTTCCGCGGGTAAGACACGATCACCAATGGTGATCGTCTCTGCCAGTGTGTGAAAGAGGTTGTTACCCCATTCCTTCCACTGATCCACTAGGGAGCACAAATTTGTACTTCCTACGGCAAATATCTTCCTTACCAGTACTCTGAT